GGGGTTAGCCGCGCTTGCGGGCGGCCTGTGCTTGTCGGGCCTTCATCCAGGCATCAACGCTCGCCCGGTCATCCAGCCTGCCGGACGGGGCGCTATTTGCGCCGCGCACCTTTTGCGCCGGTTGCACCGATTGAGCCTTGAGGCCCTGTTGAACGGCCTTGTTCGTCTTCGCGCCCTTTTCCAGCTCCATGAGCCGGTGCATGGCCACGATGAAACGCGCGTCAGTGACTTGGTTCAGCTCTTGCGGGCTGTAACCAAACTGCGTTCCAAACTGGATCAGCTTGCCAGCCAGATCAGGGGTAAGGGCGATGTTGTTTGCTTCAAGGTAAGCCATGCTTTCCTGTGCCTGGCGTGCGCTTTCGCGTGCCGCGACCAGTGAGGCTTCCTGTTGCGCCGATTGGACATACTGCCCAGCCTCGGCGCGGGCTTCCTTCAAGGCTTGATGCTTGCGAAGGGCGCTTTGGAGCGCAAGGGCATCCTCTTGCGCCTGATCGTACTGCCCGGCAGCACGAAAAGCGGAGACCCGTTGTTCCCAGCCGTCCCAATCAATCGTCTCATAGTCCGCAAGTTGCTGCTCGACCATGACCACGCGGGCCTTGGCCTGCACGATCTGTTCGGACACCTGAGACTGTTGGGCCAGCCTTTCGCCCAATTCCCGGCGCTGTTCAGCGATCTCTTGCGTTTTGCGGGTGTAGTCCGCCTGCATCAGGAACGCGCCCTTGAGCGCCTTCGGAATGCGGTGCTTTACCCCGTCTAGGTCAACCTCTTCGGTATCGTCCTCAGGCTCTGCCTCGTCGGCGTCGCCGTCAAACTCAACGTCCAGATCGTCCTGCACGTCCTCGACTTCCGGGGCTTCCGCTTCCGGATTGGTCTCGTTTTCCATGGTGTCCCTTTGGGGGTTAGATCAGGGGCTGCGCTGTGGCTTGGCCCAATGCGGTCATCCGCATTTCTTGTTCGACCCTTGCGCGGTCGGTCTCAGCCTCAAAACGCTTGGTCTGGGCTTCGAATTGTTTCACCTGAAGTTCCGCCGCCTTCAGCGACTGGTCCGACTTCATGGCCTCGTTTTCCGCCTGGAGCTGGCCGATCATGGCCTGACCTTGCTGAATCTGCTGTTGCAGTTCCGGCGGGATGCCTTGCTGTTGGCCTTGCGGGTTCAGCGCGGCGAGGCGCTTGGCGACTTCCTCGTGTTCCGGCCAGTCCATTGACTTGGCGATCAGGTCGCCCAGCAGCGGAGCGGCTTGCGGGAACGCCTGTATCAGCGCCGTCATCTGTTCGGCGGCTTCCTCGCGGCGTGACGTGTAGGACGGTCCAGCAGCGACGATCAGGTCATACTTGCCAGCGTCCAGCGCGTACACCGCCGGGATAGGCCGCCCCTCGCCGTCAACAACCGGCTGGCCCTTTTCGTCAAGGGCCTGCGTTTCTTGATTGATCGGCACATTGCGGGGCGAGCCGTCAACGCCCATGACGCGGATGATACGCTCTGTCGAGTACACGTGCGGGATCAGGTCAATCAGGATGCGCCCGGCGTGGCGAATGGCCCGCGACAGGTTGTCCACGAAGTGGAACGTGGACACGTCCCCTTCCCGCTGGCGAGCCATGATCGCCCGCCCGCTGGTCTCGTTAGACCGGGCGCCGAGCGAGGCGTCATAGATGCCAAGGATCGCCTTCATCTCGTCAGACGTAGACAGGGCCTCTTGCAGCGCGCCAGCCGGAACGCCAGCGAAGCCTTGACGCTGCGGAGCCTCTGGCCCGTCGTACTCAATGAAGGCGTGCGTCGCGCTATTGGCGGTTTCCCACTTGCCGCGCTCGGTCTCAAACGCACCGACACGCCCGATAAACGGCGCCTTGGGGGCAAGGGCTACCAGCTCCGTCGCCATCGTGCGCCAGTAGTTATACATCCGCTGTGCATCTTTGGCGTCGCGGATGAGCGAGCGGAAATGTCGCTTGCCCTCGACGTTCACCTCGTCACCGTAAACCGGGACGATGGGGATATACTTGCCCGGCCACTCGACCGTGGACAGAACCTCCGCCCCGGTCATGGTGTATTGCGTGACCTTATAGCCCTCGATCTCACGGGGCGAGCCGACCACCGCAATTCCCTCAGCCTCAAACGTCGCCTGGTGCGTCGCGTAGACCTTGGCGTCGATAACCTCGCCGTTGGAGAGGAGGAGGATCTGCTTCTTTACCTTGTCGCGCTTCCACCACTCGGCGATCAGCACGCTATCGTCAGAGATCCACGGATCACGCAGGCTGGAGTATGGTTCGTCGTTCCAGTTGACCGCCTCGGCGCCCTTGTACTCGCGTTCGAACACCGACTTCTTGATGACGTCGATGATAAAGGCGCTGTTCCAGTCGGAGCTATCAGCCGCCGTGGAATAGGGGTCGCCATAGACCGCCAGCGGGTTAGCGATCCGCTCGACGCACAGGTCCTGATCGAACGTGTCGCCGGTCGCGTACTTGGTGTTGATCCTAAAGAACCCGTATCCACCCGTTACCGCGCACTCCATCGCGGTATCGTACGCAACGTCGGCGTCTGACGTGTACTCAATGTTGCGGATAAGGTCGGAGTAGATGTCCGCGACAGCCGGATCGGCGTCGCTATCCGCCGGGTGAACCTTAATGCTTGGCTTGTTCTGCCTGGCATCGTTGACCACCTGCCGAATGAACGCGGGCAGCTTGTTGACGGTCAAGACCGGGCGCTGTTCAAGCTCGCGCTGCTGCTTAACGCGCTCGTCCCATTGCTCGCCCAGACGGGCAAACTTGACGTCATCCAGCCACAGTTCGCGGTTGTCGTTTTCGGCGTCGCGCGCCTGTTCAAACGCCTCGCGGGCCTGGTCTAGGATATCGTCAGACACTAGCCCATCCATCCGTAAGAGCCGACCTGCGATTGAGGGCGAGGCCGCTTGATCATCGGTTCTTCATAAGCGACGCAGCCAAGCCCAAAGGCGTCGGCGCCGTGCGACGACCAATCGTGCTTTGGCCCCAAGCCAACGCCGGTCTTTTCGTGTTTCTGTTCGTGATAGGCTCCGAGCGCGTCCAGCCCGCCTTGGCAGGTGTCAGCGTTGAACCACATCGATGGGAACAAGCGCCGCCCGGCCTCAATGCGAGCGGAAGCAGCGCCCTTGCCCTGGTTCGGGACCACTGTGACCGTGTAGCCCGCTGAACGCAGCGCGCTCTCATAAGAGACGTCGAAAACCTTGTCGTTGCTCGCCCCGTCGTGAGGCAGCCAGATTTGCGCGCGGTCGGGCGTATAGCCCTGCGCTCGCATCCAGTTGACGTGAGTGGCGAGCGGTTGGCCTTGCGCCTCGTAATAGTCGAGCCACCTGATCTCGCGACCAATGAACTGCGCCGCCCAAATGGTGAGGCTGTCCGCTCTCGCGCCCGTTCCGCCGATGTCGAAGAACAGCCGGATCGTCATAAGGGGGTCTGCGGCGACCTTGCCAATCCGGCCCTCTTTCTTGGCCTTGGTCAAATCGGCAGCGTAATACGCGCCCTCAGTCACCTTCTTGTATCCGCCGTCCCACACGTGCTCGTAATTGTCGGGCCGGTCGCGCTCATCGTCCCGGCGTTCTTGCTCTAGCTCAGCGGGAAACCACGGGTTATCCGACCAGTTGGCTTGAACGATCACGGCGCCGGTCGGCGGTGTCGGCCCACGCAGCAGCGCGTCAACCGGATCGGCCTTGCGGTTCGGGTTCCACGAGAACCACAGCTCAGACCCACTTTTGCGGATCGTCGGACGGAGAAGCGTTAGGCTGGCCTGGCTGAGAGACTGGGCCTCTTCGACCCACGCTATGTCGAAGCCTTCAAGCGACTTGATGCTTTCGGCGGTGTGGTCCTGCATCCCCTGAAAGACGATGACGCCGCCGTATGGCGCCTCAATGTGCGTGTTCAAGATCGTGAACCGATCCGACAGGCCCATTTTGGCAATCTTGCTCTCGACCAGCTTCTTGACCGATTGCGCCAGCGATTTTTGGATTTCGCGGATGCAAACAACGTCGGTCTTTTGCCTAGCGCAGCGCGCCACAAGCAATTCGGCAAAAAAGTGCGACTTGCCAGAGCCCCGCCCGCCGTGGGCGCCCTTGTAACGCGCCGGGGGCAGCAGCGGAGCAAAGACCCTTGGGCACTCAAGCTTTAGGGTCAACTATCACCCACTCGACAGGGATAGGGCCACCTTGGGGGCCGCTGTGTTCGTTCTGCACCTTGTCTTTCCACTCCTCGGGAGCGGCGTTCTTAAGGGCGAAGAT